AACCCGCCGCCGTTGTTCGATGCTCCGGATCAGCCAGTATTGCCTCCAATGAGTCGCCAAGAACGGACTATTATCCAGAAAAAAGCCGGATTAGATTCAGATGATGATGGTAACCCATTGACAGCGGATAAGGCTAGCGATCTTAAATTGAAGGAAGCTCAGTCAAAAGCAGCTGCAAAGCCCGCGCCTAAAGCCAAGACTGGGGGTACGGGAAAAAGTAAAGGGGTTTTGAAGAAAGGCCCGACATCTAAACAAAAATAGGAGAATCGCATGAGTGATGAAATCGAGGAAAATACAGACGACGGTTTAGACGACTTAGGCTTGACTGAGGCCGAGCTCGAAGCTGTTCGTGGTAAAGAAGAGGAGGAAGTTGAAGAAACAAAAGAAGATGAACCCGAAGCCGACGATAGTGCTGAGGACGCCGGGGATGTGGAGTCTGCTGAAGAAGACGCTGAGTCCGAGCAACCTGAAGTGGAGGCTGGAAAAAGCGATACGCCGAGAACTGATGCAGATGTGGATTCGGCATTCACCCCTCAATTCACTGCTGATAGCACAGACGGGCTCAAGGAAAAACTCGATCAAGCGACCGAAGGTTATGAGAAATACGTCGATGACTTGGCGGCAAAATACGAGAACGGCGACATTACATTCTCAGAATACCGTAAGCAAGAAAGGGAAGCTCAGCGCGTATACGATGAGTACAAAGAGAAGACCTCAGCATCGATTCTGAAAGCAGAGATTGCGGAAGAGCACAGTAGACAGGCTTCCCAACAGAGATGGGAAACCGAGCAGCAAATCTTCTATAGCGACAACCCGTCGTACAAAGACGATCCGGTATTGCGCGGAGCACTTGGCGCTCAGCTTGAAGCCCTTTATGCGAATGAAGAGAATAAAGGACGTTCGGGTTTGTGGTTTTTACGAGAAGCCGGACGTTTAATTGACGAACGCTTCAACCGAACTCCGGGTACTGAGAAGCCAGCCGAACTGGCGAAGGCCCAAGAGACTATGAAGAAGCGAGCCGCTAAACCGGTGAATGCACCTAAAACTCTGGGTGATTTACCTGCAGCCGAGGCTAATGAGGACGGTGGCGAGTTTGCGTACATGGACAGACTCCAAGGGCTGGATTACGAGAAAGCCCTGATGAAGATGTCTCCGGATCAGTATGAGCGCTTTATGGCGGCCTAATGTTGTACTTAGACGTTCAACAAGGTGAGTGTCTACGTATCGGGGATTTGAAGATTACATTAATTCGTAAGGCGGGTAAACGTGCCCGCCTCGCACTTGATATCGATCCCTCAGTTAAAATAACCCAATACATAGCAGAAAAACCGGATAATGAAAGAAAAATATTGACACGTAAAACAAAATAGCTAATATACTAGCAAATAGTAATGCCCCTCATTTGGGGCGTTATACAATTAGGTTGACGCGCATGAGTGCTCAGGAAATTCTATTTACTTAAGAGGTAAATCTCATGGCGCAAACTGTCATCGGCCTTAATGACGTAAAGGCTATTAAAAAGTGGAGCGGCGACTTAGCGGTCGATACAGCTCGTAAATCTTATTTCAATAAAAAATTCATGGGTAGCGGGTCTAATACGTCCGCTCCTATTCAAATGATCACTCGCTTGGAAAACGAAGCGGGCGATAACATCAGCTACGATTTGAGCTTGCAATTAAAAATGGCCCCTATTGAGGGTGATTCTGTATTGCGTGGCTCAGAAGAAGACCTGAATTTCTACACTGACAACATCTACGTTGACCAAGCCAGAGCGGGTGTAAACACCGGCGGTCGTATGTCACGTAAGCGCACGCTGCATGACCTGCGTTCCGTTGCGAAAGCACGCCAATCTGAATGGTGGGCTCGCATGTTTGACGAACAGTTTTTTATGTATTTGTCAGGCTCACGCGGCGTCAATACCGATTTTATCTTTCCGTTAGGTTATACCGGACGCGCTAACAACGCATTCGAAGCTCCGGATTCAGATCACGTATTGAAATCCAACGCGGGTGCGGGTGGTGCGGATAATACGATTGCGGCGGACGATATCTTCGATCTGACCTTAATCGATCGCGCTGTAACCAAAGCGACTATGATGGGCGGTGGTACTGAGGGTATCCCTCAAATTCAACCGATCATGATCGAAGGTGAAGAGCACTTTGTTGTCGTGATGAACCCATGGCAAGAATACGATTTGCGTACTAACTCAGCTACCGGCCAATGGCTGGATATTCAGAAAGCCTCGGCTGCGGCTGAAGGTCGTAAGAGCCCAATCTTTAAAGGTTCTCTGGGTATGTACAACAATGTCGTTCTGCATTCGCATAAAGCGGTTATCCGTGACACCATCGATACTGTCGCCTCAGCTCGTGCGTTGTTCTTAGGCGAACAAGCTGCGGTCTGCGCATTTGGTTCTGGTGGTTCAGGTATGCGCTTTGACTGGCATGAAGAAATGGAAGACCGTGGTAACCAAGTTGTTATCAGTACTTCTTCTATCTTCGGTATCAAGAAAACTCGATACAACGGCAAAGACTTCGGCGTTATGCAGTTGCAAACTGCTGCGGCTGATCCTGCTTAATATTGAATCCGCGCCCTTCGGGGCGCAACTTCCGAATTAGGAGAATTTAAATGGCTGTTATTACATCTGTTGCGGAGATTGCGGGTACTAAGAATATCCCTGCTCCGAATGAAGTCGGTAAGGTCTACGAGTATGATGTAGTCGTAGATACTTCCTCAATTAATTTAGCGTCCGGGGATTTCCTGCAGTTGTGCGTATTACCTCCAGAAGTTGTAGTCACTGAATTGGCTATTGTGGCTTCTGGTACAACTACCGCGACTTTTGACTTAGGTATTGCCGACGCCGAAGCCACCACTGCGATTACGTCATTGTATGATCCTGGTACTCTTTCGACTACAAGTGAAGGCGCAAAAATCTTTGGCGACACAAAATCTTCAGTTAATCGTATTTTGGCTGCAGAGATTGGTGTTGCTGCCGAGTCTACGGTTACTGTTACGGTTCGTGTACAGTATAGAGCGGGTTAATTATGAACCTAGGCGAGCTGCGAAACGCGGCTCGTCTCCGTCTCGATGATGCTGTTGAGCCTTATCTGTGGTCGGATGACGAGCTAAACGGGTATATTAATGAGGCTGTAAATGAGGCGTGCCTTCGTGCTCGGCTTAATACGGACTCAACGACGCCTGAGGTCACTGAGATTGCAGTGATCGCCGGTACGTCATCTTATGATGTACACAGCTCGGTGTTCTTTATAGAACGCGTTTATATGGAAACACTTAAACGCGTTTTACATAAAACCAGTTTCCATGATCTGGATGCTGAGGATGATCAGTGGCAAACCCATACGGGTAACCCCACCCATTACAGCATGGATCTAGATCATTATGCCGATTACGGCGATCTATATAACAAGTTAACCTTGTACCCAATTCCAGAGGCTGACGATACGATCAAACTGATTGTGTATCGACTCCCTCTATCCCCTATGAATTCTGACAGTGAATTCCCCGAAATTCCTGTACCTCACCACCCATACTTGGTGGATTGGGTTTGTGCACAGGCCTACCAGAAAGCGGATGCGGATTCAGAGCAATTAAACCGCGCCGCTAGATTCGATCAGATATTTACTTCGCGCTTTGGGCCTCGCCCCGAAGCACGTCGTTTAGAATGGCGTCGTAAGCAACGCCCAAAGCGTGTGATATCTAGGTGGCTGTGATGGACCCATTAATCGAACAGCTTAAGCGGCATGAAGGCTTTAGTGCAAAACCGTATTTTTGTACTGCTAATAAATTAACAATTGGCTACGGTAGAAACTTGGATGATGTTGGCATTACAGAATCAGAAGCGTCTGAATTGTTACGTCAAGATATTGCACGTGCGCGTCATGATGTGTTTGTGAATATTGCTTTTGCGCATTTACTCGATGATGCCCGCCTCGATGTGCTGATCAACATGTGTTTTAACCTAGGAATTTACCGTTTGCTGGGCTTTAAAAAAATGCTAGCGGCTTTAGAACGGCGCGATTATATACAAGCATCGATAGAAATGATGGACAGCAGATGGGCACATCAAGTTGGTGGTCGAGCTGTTGAATTATCGGTGCAGATGCAGACCGGGATGTACCAATAATGTGGCAGGCGATGATCGCTCCGGTTTTAGGTACGCTCGATAACATCTTAGATAAGTTTGTCGAAGATGCGGATTTAAAAACTAAGCTCAAGCATGAAGCGAGTTTGGCGTTAATTACGACGCAAAACAAAGAACTCGAAAACGCAGTACAGATTATTTTAGCGGAAGCTAACGGTGAAAGCTGGTTACAACGCAACTGGCGTCCCATGCTGATGCTGTGGTTTGCCGGATTAGTGGGCGCGCATTGGTTAGGATTTACCCCGGAAAATTTATCTGAAAGCACCGTTTTAGCCCTGCTGGATATTGTGCAAGTCGGGATCGGCGGGTATGTCTTAGGCCGCTCTGGAGAAAAAATGATACGGGAGTGGAAGAAGTAATGTTTTTTAGCAATGAGCGGCAGAAGATGCTTGAGGACCAGTTTCGAGTGCACACAGAAAAAGAAGAACAGCTATTCACGAAGCTCTTTGAGTCGCTCACAGGGATTCGTGACGAGATACACAAGATTAACGAATGCCAAGCGGAAGCTAACTCAAGTCATACTTTAGCGATCATCAAAGCAAGACAAGAGGTTTTAGAAACCTGTTTCGACCGATTACTTGAGAAAAAACGATACGAGCGTGAGATGGACGAACTGCATAGGGTTGTAGAATCAAAAGTTGATTTATCGCACGTTAAAGCAATCTGGGCTGTGGTCAGTTTGTTTGCAATTACGAGCGCTTGGGTCATTGAGAAAATCATCAGCATCAAAGGTGGTATGTAAATGACAACGATTACATCTCAAACAACAGTCTCGGAATCCCCCAATGACCCCTCAAATCTTAGAGTTTAGAGTTTATATCCGACAAACAGTCACATTTAACACCAATTTATAGGTAACGCAATGGCAAACGCAATTTATCCAAAGTGGAAAGAAACTATCATGAAAGCTGAGGCTAACTCCGAGTTAGATTCAGCTGAAGGCGCAACCGGTGTATTCGTAGCATTAGTGGATACGGGTACTTACACTTATAGCGCGGCACATCAATTTTATTCCGACCTGTCAGGCGTGGTTGGAACAGACCAAGAAATTACGACTAAGACTCAAACGAACGGCACATTCGATGGTAGCGATGTGACCTTTACTTCGGTATCGGGTAACACGGTAGAAGCCTTAGTCTTATATCGTAAGAATGGCGGTGCAAACACTACCTGGCCTTTGATCGCATACATCGATACCGGCGTAACCGGATTACCCGTTACACCGAATGGCGGTAATATCGATGTGACTTGGAATGCGTCCGGCATCTTTACGCTGTAATGCTCTGGGTTGATACGGCTGAAGAATGGGCTTTGAACGCACTATTTTGTATTGCGTTCATTGTCTTTTTCATTTTTGCGTTTGTGTATGCTTCGGTGGCCGCTTTGTATTATGTGCTGCTGGCTGTGATGAAGTGGGACTTGGGATATTTAACAGAAAATGTGCGAACTCTTAGTAAAAGCGATTGATGCGAATCACCCAGACGCTGAGATAGATAAAGCGGGTTGCTATAAGACCGGTGACGTTGTTTATATTGCTGATGACAACCATGCGTGGGGTGCTGGTGAGAAAGACATTTCGGTGTTTCATATCGTGAAGATGGCAGGCGTCCCTAAAGAATCTATGCAGTATCTGTTGAACGATGAGAAAGAACCGATCCCTTCGAACGCTGCATCTAAAATTCCAGCATTAAAACGACATATCCAACAGCGTGACAGAAAATCGATAACCTTGAAACGTTATCGTATCGACCCCGTGACTCAACAAATTACAGATAAAGCGAGGCCGTAATGCCATTAACATTAACCACACCGACTGCGATCAGTGATACAGTCAACTCTTTTAAGATAAATTCTTTCGCTGTTGATTTAGATCGGCTTGAGATTTATGTAGCTTATACAGAATTGAATTCCAGCAATCATGTCATTTCGGAAAAAGCAATGACGATTGTTGAACCTGATTTCACCAATGCGATCACAACAGCAAGTACAGAAGCCGGCTATGACGTTTATTTGGCGCTGAAGAACAGTTTATATGCCCAACTACAGGCGCAAACAGGACAGACAGGAACAGTTGCATGAATTACGAAATCTTAAAGGTTGAGTTACAAAACCCTACATACTCGGTGTTATCAGATACAGAAGTGACAGCGGCTTTAAATGCAGAAAGTATCACGGTAAAAACTTCAGTATCAGCACATGATATTCGGAAATATTTAATGCTCGTTGACAAACTGTTGTCTATCGAAGCCAGCAGTTTAAACTCAGCTAAAGCTGCAACACGATCCTTAGAAATTTTTTCCTCTTTTGACTTAACAGAAAGCGCAGTTGAGGCGAAATTAACTGCTGTACTGGATGCTTTGATAACAGACGGATTGATTGATGGTACAGACAAATCCACTATTTTAGCTTTGGGAGATAAGTTAATTAGTCGAGCAACCGAACTGGGTCTACCTAAAATCTCTACTTGGAATGTCACTGAAGCGAGGGCAATGTAATGGCAACCGCATATAAAAAATATTCAGCACAAACTGAAATTATTACTACTGAATTAAACTCTCTGGCAGATACCAGTGCGGCAACAGCAACAACCGAAGTGGATAACAGCACGAATCGATATATTGAGGGATTCTTAGATTGTTACTTTAACGGCGCAGGAGCAACAACAGGCTCCGTTGCTATTTATATTTTAGGGGGTAACGCTACTGGTGAATTGGCAACTACCGCTAATACTAGCAATATGCGATATGTCGGTTCAGTAGAATTGAACGGCACAACAGCCGTGCGTAAACAACTCACTTTTTCGGAAATTCCGAAATTCTGGAAAGTTCGAGTGGTCAACAATTCAGGTGCGGCATTAGCGGCCTCTGGCAACCTGATTGACTTTACTGGCATTAACTACGCTGACGTATAAGCTATGGTATTCATACCCCGTTGGGAAAAATACAAGGATAAAAAACCGAGCGGGTTGGTTGAGGTTAACTATGCGAATGAGTTAGCAAAAGGTTTAAAAGTAGCAATGATGCCAGAAGCAGGAATGCAAAATCTGGCGATTGAAACATTAACAACTGCTACAAACCCATTAGTTACTAATGAGGATCAACAAAAAAACTGGATATTTGATCGTTCGACTGATACAACAATCGATACTAAATATTCTAATAGTTCAATAGCAGAACATAGTTGTTTCTTAATAACCCGGCATAGGTTATTACTTAGTGTAAAACTCGAAACCTATGTCACCAACCGTGTTTCAGCAAACAATGGATTTGCATTCTATACAGAGTCGGCGAGTGGATCATTTCCCAATCAAACCTTTCGTTGTGGGTATGTACATGGGGGTGTAGCTGCTTATACATCGTCATATACTATAACCGGGAGCAATACGAATTTTATACCCATAGGATTTGCTGCAAAAATAAACTCAGCAGTTGATTTTTATGTTAATGGTAAAAATGTAGATTCCGTTGCAATTGGTAGCATTAATAATAATTCAGATACCTTTCGGATTGGTAAAGATGGTTTTTTCAATTCGGCACTTTTGCATAATGAAATGCCTGTCTTATATCACTTTGATAGGCAGTTATCTGAGGAAGAGTTTGCAACATTATCTGAAAACCCATACCAAATCCTAAAACCCAGACAAAAATTCTTTGTTATGTCTGGTATGGATGGTAGTGTTAAAAAAGCTATTCGTTCAAACCAATCTATTTCTACTATTAGTCGTTCATCAGAAGTTGTTTCTGTTACTCTTTCATCAGCTTACCCAAATAATGCTTTAAAAGTAGGCGATACCATTGTTATTGATACGGATGGTGGAACTACTTCATTTGATGGTGAACATACTATAACATCGGTTGCTTCTCAAACCTCATTTACTTATAACCAACCTGGTGTTGATGCTTCGGGCAGTTTAGGCGCTTCACCCACTGCTGGTGGCCATTATGCTTCTTTAAGTTCTTGGGTTGCAGCCATGCAATCCACTTATCCAAACTTAGTGACTTCGGATGTTGTACTTATAGCAGAATGTTATAACGATTGGCCCAGTGGTTTAAATGACCAAGTCGGTATTACTGGGTTTACTACAGACTCAACCAGAAATATTATTGTTAGAGCTGCGGATGGACACCAACATACTGGTATTCCAGGAACAGGATTTTGGTTGTACTTTAACACAAATGGGGTAATATTTTCTTTAGGCACGGGTTCAAATGTTGTAGTTGATGGTATAGAAATTAATTCGGTAGGTTCAAGTTATTCTTATAGTTATTTAGTACAACTAGGAACATTAACGATATTACAGAATTGTTTATGTGTTGCCGATGCAAAAACCCATCAGGGTATTAAATTTATGGTGGGTGCTGGGGGGAATTTTAGCATTGCACCAAAAGCAATAAATTGTATAGTTTTTAATGCCGGTACATCAGGAGCGTATCGTTCGAATGCTGGAGGTTCTTTTCATGCAGCCATCGCTTATAATTGTAGCGCGATAGATAGTACTGTTGGGTTTTCTACTGGAAATTCTGAAATGCTTGTACAAAACTGCCTTGCATATAATTGTACAACTAGCTACCAAAATTCATTCTATTCAACTTCATCTAATAATGCGGCATCAGATGGTTCAACTGTTACTCCACCAGGAACTAATCCTTTAACTGTTAATATAGTTTCTAGTGATTTTGTTGATCCTGCTAATGGAGATTTCTCAATCCCATCAACATCTCAGCTTAGAGATGCTGGCGCGGATTTAAGTGCAGAAGGGTTTACGACCGACATTCTCGGTAATCCGAGGGGTGTGTAATGGCCGGATGGGACATAGGAGCGTTTGAGTATCAGCCCTCAGCAGGAACACAAACCCTCACGCCTTCTCTGGTTACTAACACCAGCACGTTCTATGCAGCAACCATATCTCAAGCTGGCAGTACACAGACGTTAAGCCCGTCCTTAGTCACTAACACCAACACGTTTGAAACAGCGACTGTAACCCCACAGAACACGTTAACTGCAAGCGTTGTTACGAACGATCAGACCTTCCACGACGTTACGCTTACAACATCCAATTCAGTTGTTGTTGTTGATTTATACACGAATAGCTCATCATTTCATAGTGCGACTGTTACCCCATACAACAGTTTACAAGCGCCTTTAGTTACAAACAGCCAATCTTTTTATAGTGCGGATGTAACGCCATCCACTAGTTTACAAGCATCGTTACTTACTAATAATCAGACCTTCCATACTCACGTTGTTAGTTTAGAAGGCGCACAAGTCGTTGCGCCGAATTTATTAACTAACACACAGAGTTTCTATAGCGCAAGCGTTCAACCAGGTGCAGTATCCGTTACCGCACCGTTGGTTACGAATATTCAGACGTTTTATGCTGCAAACGTCAGTCAGGGCGCGGTCGTTATACAGCCTGATGTTTTAGTTAATAACAGCGCGTTTTATAACGCGACTGTATCGCCCGGCACTGTAGCGTTACAACCTTCGCTGCTTACCAGCTCTAATTCGTTTTACACTGCGGTTGTTAGTCTTGAAGGTTCTAAGACATTAGCGCCATCTGTAGTTACCAACAGTTCTACGTTCCATAACGCGACAGTTACCACCGGCACGGTTACATTAACCGCAGATCATTGGAGCAACACAAACTCGTTTTACGCGGCTACAGTAACACCGGTCAATACGCTGCAACCCGCATTAGTCACGAACGCACCGAGTTTCTACACGCACGTGGTTACAGCTGGCGCCCCGACATTACAGCCATCGTTACTGACAAATAGCTCCGTATTTTATACTGCGAACGTAACGCTTGGCGCTGGCACGCAGACTTTACAACCGCCATTAGTGGTTAACAACAACGTCTTTTATAATGGTCAGGTTGTATTTGATCAGACTTTGGCCGCTGGGTTATTCGTCAATCAGCCGGCGTTCTATACGCACCTGATTTATGATGCGGCGTTGTATAAAGAGGTCATCGAGTTTTCTGTGTCGATCGCACAGCTAGATGCGAAGTCTGTGTCGATACAACAAGAGAAAAATTTTACTTTAGGATTATAGTCATGGCATGCGAGATTCATTTAGGCGATATCGGTACCGCATTTAGATTAACCATATTGGATTGCGCCGGTGCGATCGTTGATATCTCAGCAGCGAGCGTGAAGGAAGTTGTATTCCGTAAACCGGATATGACGGTGGTTACTCAAGCAGGCGCGTTTTATACAGACGGTACGGATGGTGTTGTGCAGTACGTTACGGTTGCAGACGATTTAGACAAGCTAGGTAACTGGAAGATTCAGGCTGAAGTGACGCTACCAACTGGAAGGTGGTCTTCAAACGTAGAGACGTTCAAAGTCTATAAGAATTTGAAACCTGTATTATAATCTCTTTAAGCAACTCATTTTAAAGGTTATGCTCCGGTGGCAAACGATCCGACGGTTAACATCACAAAGTTTTTAGGGCTGTATAACAAACAGCAATCGCGGCGTTTACCTGTAGGAGCGCTGACTGTAGTAGAGAACGTAGATATAGACGATACGGACGGTATAGTACGTAGGCAAGGTTATCAGTCTAAATTATCTTTGCCTAACGTGACTTCAGCCTTTGCTACGCAAGACCAGCGACGGTGTTTTGTAATTAGCGATGGTAATCTTTTATTCCTGCAAGAAGACCTTTCTTATACAAGTTTAGCCTCGGGATTATCTACGGAATTTGTGTACTGGGAAGAAGTTGCAGATTATGTACTGCTATCCACCGGGCACGTTATCGATGGCGATAATCAAGTATCGATGTGGCGTATAGATTCGCCCCCACAACCCAAAGTTACGCTATCAACCGGCGATTTACGTGAAGGGCAATATCAAGTGGCCGTGACTTATGTTGATAGTTTAGGTCGCGAGGGCGGAGCAAGTCCGGTTGTAGTATTGAATATTAACGCTGGAGAGGCGATAACGGTAACCCCGAATATGGGTAATTATTCACTCGCTCGCGTGTACTGCACTGAGGCCAACGGATCGCAATTATATTTAGCCGGGGAGACCGCTACCGCGATTACATTGGCTACGGACTCCAGTTTAGTATCCCCTATAGAGGCGGATCAACTAGGAGCGTTTCCCGCCCCAGCCCAAGCACAAATATTAGCTCATTATGATGGGCGTTTGTTTGCTGCGGAGCCTGGTAATGGCGTGAGTATCGTTTGGTTTTCAGTCCCGTATTGGTGGAATTTATTTAAATTACAAAGCGACTTCTTCACCGTACCTGGGGATATTCGCTCTATAGTTAGCCACTCAGACGGGCTGATAATCGGTACGGATGATGAGATTTACGTCTACAACGGCAGTTTAACTCGAGTAGCTAAATATGGTGTGCCTGATGGTGTGCCTGCTACTAAAGACGATACGGGTACGGTGTTTCTCTGGACGAAGCAAGGGCTTTGTTCAGCGTTACCATTCACTAACTTAACGTCGCAAAAGTGCAGCTTACCCACGGGGAATGTGTGTACCTCTGCGGTCGTAGAACAAAATGGTTTCCGCAAAGTTGTTGTATTGACTGACGCGGAAGGTACAGCAGATAATCAACTATTATAGAGGCATAACAATGGCTGTTCGATATTCAACTGGATGTTTTAACAAATTATTAGGTACGGCGAGTCTTAAAGACATTTTTGCGGATGGGGTGATTAACATCTACACCGGTACGCAACCCAGCTTGGCCGATAATGCAGCGACGGGAACGTTACTGGCAACCGTGACCGTAGATGCTGGCGCTTTTGCGGCAGGCGTAGCGACTAATGGCTTAGAGTTTGACGCTCCGGTTGGGGCGGTAATAAGTAAGGCCGCTGCAGAAAACTGGAAGTACACGGGTGGTACTGCAGGTACTGCAGGTTGGTTCCGTCTGGTTGGTAATGCAGCGGACGGGCATAACCAATGGGAAACTTCCAGCCCTGAAGCTTCTTCTACTACGCTACCACGTATTGATGGGTCTATTGGCGTATCCTCCGGAGATATGCGCCTATCAAATGTGAATATTGCTGTAGGTGCTCCAGGTACAATCGACGAATTTAATATTACGTTAAGTAATCCGTAGAGCATGAGCTTCACCTGGTCTGGAGATTTTAATACCTGCAACTTCTGGCGTCCTTTTGCTGAGGATCGCCAGCGGGTGCTGGATCAGACGGTCGGGATGCGAAGTCTCCATGCGGGGGGTGGGGTTGGTGGGAAATCTTTGACTCGTACTTTGTCTCAGGTATATTTCCCCGTGCCTGGGGTGAAGATTATGATTCAGATCAACCCGCACCATATTCATATTATGGCGGAAGGTGGGTGCAAACATTATCTAGAATCCGGGTTTTATGAGATTTATAGTACCGCTATATATAATGAAGGGTCATATATAGCCGAAAAGTTACGCTTAATCGAGAACGGTTTTGTGGAAGCGGTGATGTCCTGCGAAATAACGGGCGTTTCTGGGCCTCCGCAAGGTGAGTTAAAACCCTCGAAAAAATCAGCGCCCTTATGCGACTCTGATTTCCCGTTCTACGGGGGAAGGTGTATGCATGGGGATGACATGCAGGATGGCTTTGAGTCCCATGCTATGGGTAGTCCAAACTTCGAAGGGCAAGACTCTTTGGTCGTCTATTCTGCATCCGGAGAGCCTAGAATCTTGGAAGGGAACGGGCCATATTATGAAGGGTTACGAGAATTAAAACAGACTCAATTAAAAACACCGAGTTGTTTCTATACAGGTAAGCTGCAGCTTTTTGTGCAAGCTTTGTATGGAAGTGTAAGAAAGGATTATTACGAGGCTTTTCCTGGACTAGGTATTCCAGGGATTATATTTCAGGGTTTTTTATTAGAGCGAGATTGTGGGCTTTTGACCACTTCAGACTATCGATATTTTTTGTGCCGTATCAATACTGATGATGTAGTGTCCTTTAGGGAGATTATCCCGAGCCGCGCTGCTGACTGCTATTTGAAGTTTCTACGAGAATATGGGGAGGAGACGTGGCTAACCTCGAAGCATAAAGCCTATTTAGAGGCTTATATTTTTTCTGCTTGTGATCTAGCGGCGGAAGATACCGAGCAGCGCGTCTCTTTAGGCTTTAGTGCCGCGTTTGAAGACACTATCGATGGTTGGAAATTCGCTAGAGAGCGCAACGAATTTGCGGCCATTGTCCATGAATTTATCTATGTAGACGCGAACGATAGTCATGGGCACATGCGTCCTACCTTGTTTGTAGCTACTGTGGATTATTTTATTGGGGGTGATGGCGCGGTATCTTTTTCAATATCACACCAAGAGACGGAATATCCGCTATGGCAGCAGAGTCAGTGGTTCGTTGCTTGGATCCCGCAATATATGCCTATAGTGTCCCACTATTCATTTGGTGCAGGATACCCTTCTTTACCCGATCCGTCCATCGACGGACCTACTCCGATTGCCGGATATTATTCCAAAGATGACGAATACGTCATGTTTTGGGTGAAAATAGAAAAGATTGTAGAGACAACTGGGACGTATGATACCGGACTTCCTTATGCTTGGCCGTTCTACGAATCAGAGATGGGGGCGTTCTCTAGGAGGTCACGAATTATCGCCAATAACGGGTATAGGTATGAGCTATCTTCCGGTGTAGGGGCCACCCCCACCATAGACCGTACCGAAATATGTGAGTCATGGGATGACTTTAAGGATTTAACCTACAAAGAAGTTCAATTTAGATCGGGGCAGTATTTAGGCTCCCCTCAAAGCTCACTTTCGGCGGCTTATGCTGATAATCGCGAAACACTATATGGCCCGCTTAGTGATTGGTTAAGAGACGTACATAATTGGAGATCGAATAGGGCGCCGCCTATGGACAATATAGGGGATACGTCTCCCTGGGTGCAAGATTTAAGCTGCTCTATAGCTGCGGAGTATGAATCCTATGGGAGTATATACCGTTATGGGGTTGCTATGGTAGCCCCTATGTTGTACGACCGAACGGGGTTTGTACACGGTATCCATAAATACCACTCGGCCCCCTCTGCTATAGAAGGAGAGGCTCAGACCTGGAATGACCCAAGCAATTCGGGCGCATATTCTTTAGGGCATCAGTATTCCCATCGCGTGGTAGAAGTAACGTATCTTGGTGACGGTAATTACTCCTACGGCCCTGAGATAGATAGAGTGGATACCTTATGGTACGCAGTCGGGGGGAATAATTGGTGGATCGCGGAAATACCAATTAATATCCCAGAACATACGTCGTGGATCTGGCAGGAACATATTAAGGGGTATGCTGAAGAGGTGGGCGATGGGTATACTCTAATCGACGGGTATGAAGAACCCTCAATATATGATCCGTGGCATGACGTATATTTTAGCCAGCCGCCACTTATTGGGCCGCCTATTATGATACAAACGACATTAATTGGACGTGGGACATTTGGTGGGGCGAGTAAAATATTATTTTTTGATATGAATAAATCATTTGATATTGCGGTGAACGGCTTTTCTCGATCTTATTTTTCTGCGGTAGGGTGGATATAATGGCAGGTGATCCTTTTTACGACGATATGGTTTTGCTATGGCGCGGGAATAATGGTTTTGTAGATGAATCTGATTCCGGGCTTACGTTAACCCCCCAGCAAGGGTATGACAACCCAGCGTATAATGCAGGGGGGTGGGCGTGGGTAGAGGGTAAGTTCCCAGGGACAACCGCTGGAAAATTACAAGGGAATCGCCCTAGAATATCTATCGGGGCGAGCCTTTTAAATGGGGCGACTGCCTTTACCCTAGAAGCGTGGGTAAATTCCGGCACATCGGCCACCGGATCGCGGTGGATAGCCGCTCAAAATTCCTGGGGGGTTGCGTCTTCTTTTGGATTATATATTAGCCACCTAAATGGGGTATCCGTCGCTTATAAACCCGGATCAACCACTTACTCTTTGGCTCAAGGAAACAACCCCCCGAATAATACATGGGTACATGTAGCGTGGACGCGCTCTGGAGGGACGCACTATTTGTTTATAGACGGAATATTGAAATCATCCGGGGCCGTCTCTGGGACTATGGGGGCGGAGACAATGTACATAGGTCAAAATTCAACTTCTTCCGGACTGAACTCACACATAATTGACGATTTCATCGTATATAACAAAGCTATTTATACATCAAACTTCACCCCTAGAACAATGGAGCCTCCGACGTACCAACTTAACGATAAGCTAATCCCTAGAAAAGAGTTACAGCATCGGCAGCCGACGAGGCTCAACCAAAATTACTTCATCCATAGAACAGGACTCTGAACATGCCAACCGCATACACGCCCGAAGAGGGTCAACAACTTATTGCTAACATGATCTTTAAACAAGCTGACTCAAATCGAGGCACTGACCTTCAGCTTGGGCTGATGACTAACACAACGGGCATCGGGGAGACTACCGTCTATGGTGACATTACGGAGCCTACAGGCGGTAACTACGCCCGCTATACCTTGCTGGATACGGGTTGGACGATCTCTTCAGCAGGGCTGGCTTCGTATGTGAAGCAGGTATTTACTGCGACGGTCACGCCTTACTCAGCAGACATTACAGGTTTTTTTATCTGCTCAACGGGCGTTGCCCCTAAGATTCTGCGTATTCAGGTAGAAGATGCGGCGGCCTCTATCGCCGTGAACGAAAGCTACGCGGTAACTCCGTCTATTGACATCGGGACTTCGAGCTGATGGCCTACGAACCTATCCCCCATTTAGATAAATACAAGCTGATTCTACCCCTGAATGACAGCACTCCCACAAATTACGCTCCATACGGGAACTTAGGCATTAGGCTTACTAGGGAAGGGGGGATAACTCACACCGGCGCTTCCTACAAGCACTACGCAGCTAGTTGGTATAGTGATGGTTCTAGTGATGGTTTGGCCATTACAGGAGGGGCATTCGCTTATGGTACAGAGGATTTCACATTAGCTTTTTGGGTAAACGCCTTAACTAGCCCAGAAACCTACCCTTTTATCATGGCGTCGTCCCTATATAACGCAGGGAACGGTTTTATTGTCACTATAAATGGCCCAGCAACTGGTTGGGGCGGCCCTGGGGACGTATCCTTCCAAGGGTCTACCGCACTTACTCATAGAGTTTCATTTGGTACAGGTAATGCCTCACCCATACTTAACTCAGGGTGGCGGCATATAGCCTTTGTTAGACAAGGGGTAGAACATTACTGCTTTGTCGATGGTGTTTTATCACAACAGGTAACTGCCACTGGATTAGCAGATTATCAAGAATACCAAACTCCTCGCCTTTGGGGAACTACAGACGCATACACCGCTGGTGATTTTAAAGGGTATTTACAAGACGTTATCTCCGTTAAAGGGGCTGCCTTATGGACTTCGGATTTTACACCTCCTGGGCCTTTAATTGAAACAAGTTCACTAGGAAACATAATTATAGCGCCTACCAATCCCATACCTTTTACGCTATCGTTATCCTTAGTAGAGTCCTTGAGCGCAACAAATTTTTCTGCGGTTGTTACTAATGCTAATACCGGGTTCATTATGTCAAAAACAACCGTTTCTGGCGCAAACCCTACTATCAACCTCAGCACAAATGACCCTTGTTTTGTCACACTATATCCTGATTATGGCACGATATGGGCAGCAAATACTGCTTATGCGCTCAACGACAAAGTATTCCCAACCGACCCCGCGACCACCCCGTACTATTACGAATGCACCACGGCGGGAACCACTGGTGCGACAGAACCGACATGGCCGACATCCGCTGGAACAGTCAATGACGGGACAGTGGCATGGACACTTGTTGAACAAATGGTTCAGCCCATTACTCAAGGCCCCTTGATTCCGACATGACTGATTTTGTATTTACGGGAAATCCTTATACCCCGTCTGGGTCGTTTACGTTCCAGATATATACAATCATCCATGATGCCACCGGTGTCGGATCCGTTCTTATTGCGCAGACCTCAGTTTCTGGAGCGAATCAGGCTATCGGCGTAGGGGCTATAAGCCTAACGGGGCTGTCCCCTACGCAACACATTATTAATCGTATCGGCGTTGGGTCGATTGATTTTAAGCAGACCTCCGCTGTAGAGTTTATCGTAAACCACGTTGGGGTCGGGTCAATACAGGTAAGGTGGCTGTCGTGGGTGACCCACCCAATACAGAAAGTAGGAATAGGGGGTATCCCCGCCACGGCATCTTCTGCGGTAGAATATATCCCCTATCTGTTTAACCCCGGAGTTGACCCACAGTTTAACTTAGTGGAGATATATACCGGATGTGGTTACTATGGCGGGGCAACCGATTGCCGGGAACGCTCCCGTAACCACCACGTGTTAACCTCCGTGAATGGGGCGCAAGTGGTAAAGATGGAGCCAACTTATAATGGCGGGGTCTACGCTTTAGATGGGGTTAATCAATACATTAGTTCCGACGTTGGCATCAGTATTGCCCCTTCATCCTCTGACTTTACGATGGAAGCGCGTATTTACCCGAACAATATAACTGCTGACGGGGGTATCGGATTCATCGGTACGTTCGGCTCGTCTGCGGGTGAGATTGCCTTTATACTTACGGCGAATTACGGTCTTGTCGGGTATGTGAATGATGGTCTCGGTACTACCATCTCCGTAGCGACTGCTGATGCGGTAGTTGGCAATCAGACGTGGACGCATGTTGCATTTAGCCGTAGCGCATCAGAGTTGACGTTATTTGTCGATGGGGTAAAATTAGCGTATACCGCAATAGGAGCGACCTCATTTATCCCCGTAGAACAGTATTTTGTAGGATATGCGTTTTATAACGGACTGGATACTTACTTCAAAGGATTTATAGAAGATGTTATTTATTGCCGGGCTGATAAGTACCCGTCAGAGTTTACTCCGAGGGAGCGATCCTACCGTTATGAGTTACCGATAGATTCTCGGGAGTTTGAAGAGCGTAAACAGAAACGACCTGCACGACCCCGAGCACTTAACCAGAACTACTTTATCAACCGAATAGGAATTTAATTATGGCAGGTATTATTGCATCAGCGATCACCGCACCTTTAGCTCTGTCCGTTTCAACTGCGGTTTACCCTCTTAATCTGACCGCACCTGCGAATCAGCGAATTAAGATTCTTCGCTGGTCTGTGATGTTCGATGAAGAAACCGGCGACGCGACCCCCGCAATCCCAATCACTGTAGATGTGGGTAAAGGTACATTGGTCACCGGTACTTCGGCGTTGACGGCTAATAAGGTCAGCGCGGGGACTGAGACGTTACAGACTACCGTCTTGCAAAACGGGACGGGGATTACCACGTTTTCAGCCTTGGACAGCTCTATTGTTAACCCGCAAACCTCTTATGAAGTGATCTTCCCAATGGGGCAAGAGTTAATTATCCAAGGCGGAGAAGAGTTTGTCATGCGGGTCACACCTGGGGGTGTTATCAGTACCAATGGGCTTAACGTCAAAGCTAAAGTCTGGTTTGAAGAATAATGAATAAGCGCGGCACAGCCTGGTGGGGTTGGTGGCAGAAGAAGTATATCCCTCCACCCGCTCACGCGGATGCTAATCTAGGCACTTTCGCTAGTGATCTAGTCGCATCTGGAGGACCTGTAGCGGGTATTACCGTTAGCTTATCGGGGTTTTCTACATCGATATCCGGTTATAGTGGCGGAGCTTCGGCTTTAAAAGGCCCTTCGATTACTATTGAGGTTACCGGTACTTTAGACGGGTATGCTACAGCCGACCTGAATGGATTTTCCACCGCTATTACTGCGCACGGTCTGAATGGGGCGGTTGGTACGACGGTCAATTTGGCCTATGGTATCGAGTCCCTAAGTGGGTTTGAACTCACTTTAGACGCGCACGGTGGTGGCTACGCCCACTTAGATTCGGTTGCATCCACCCTTAATTCTTACGGGGGCGGTAGTGCGGCTATTACGTCGTTTGATTCGGTTATTGCCGGGGTTGGCACTACGGGTAGTGTCACTTCAACAACGCTCAAGGGACCCGCACGAAGTCTAAGTACTTATGGTGGGGCCTCGGTTACGCTGTCGTCGTTTACCGCCATCGCATCTGGTGCGGGTGTAACCGGGTTTTATGGTGTAGCCAATCTGAGGGGGCCAACTAGCTCTCTGCAAGCCAGTGCACATAGTCTGGATTACGGGGTAGCTACTTTAAGCGCACCGAATATGTCTTTAGTATGGGGCGCTGCGACTTTAAACGGGTTCGCTACGCAACTAGTATCGGGCGCGCAAATCCAACAAAATCCGGCATTTGCGTATGCTATGAACATCCATTCCGCCGAAACTAGCATCTATACTAATTACGATTTTAGTTATATCATACGACTAGGCGCGTCGTACTATGGCGTTAAGTCGGATGGACTGTATTTATTGGAAGGCGCTACTGATGCTGATACGGCCATTAACGCCCGAATTAAAACCTCTATGATGGACTTTGAGACTGCGTTACATAAGCGCGTGCCGTATGTGTATTTAGACACCGAGTTTGATACGACGATAACGCCGTATGTTGAAGGTGCAGCAACCGGCGAGTACACGGCGGGTTTTAACGGTCGTCGAACCCATTTGGCTCGCGGCCCTAGAGGGCGACAGTGGGAATTTGAAGTTAAGAATGTGGATGGTGGTGATATGAAACTAGGTTCGCTTGAGGCTTTGGCCCAGGTTATTACGAGGAAAGTATAATGCCGAGTGTAGATAGTCTTATTGCTGCGCAGGAAGCTAGGGCGGAAAGTTATGCGAGTGAAGCCGAGGATGAATTACGTTCGGCTATTTCGGCATCTAATACGACATACCCCTTTGAATGGGTAGACTATGACCCTTTAGGCGAGTGGCCTAAGGATATCGTATTAGATACTCAGACGCCACGGTTTGAAGATGCGTTTATTGAGCAAGTCAATAATGCGATCTATCCGAGTTTTAAAGATGTCTATATCCCTAGTGTCCCGGAGTTTCCGGAGCCAGTTTCTCCAGACTTAGAGGGACTATTCGATACTCCGGAGCCGGTGTACGATGTACAATCGTTCACTAAGACACCTCCTTCATTAAAGACGGATGGATTATTCGACCAAGGCCCATTAGATCTAGATATTCCTGATTTTGAAGGGTCAATCCCTGATGTGGATACGACGGGGCTATTTACTCAAACTGCTCCGGATTCAACGGTAGAGGAATTTGCAGGTGAGATTCCACCCATTGATACGGATGGGTTATTTTTACAACCGGTGCCTAATTACGAGGTTGATGAATTTACCGGTGAAGTTCCTTCTATTGATCTGGATGATATTAGAGATCAGTTTGATTCGATTGATTCGCCTGATGTTATTACTCACGAACCTCCGCCGCTGTCAGATATTACAATCAAACCAGCTCCGGAAGTTACACTACCCGAGTTCGATCCGGTCTATGAGCTTCCAGTTATTGCTGACCCGCAGGATTATGCCGCTATGTATGCGACATCCTATCGGGATGTATTACCGGAGATGAAAGGATTTTTAGATCGGACCGTTGATACTTGGATTGCAGAATATGCCCCGGAGTTTAAGACTAACTTAGCCGCTCTCGAGGCTAAAATTGCGACGGATATGCAGGGCGGTCGTGGATTATCGGATGAATTTGAGGCGCAATTATACACCCGAGCACGAACCCGCATTGAGGGGGAACGGGTGCGCAATGAGCAACAGCTCATGGATGGCATGACGAAGCGTGGGTTTGTACTCCCTGCTGGAGCGGTGTCCGCTGGGTTACAGAATATCCATCAGGCGACTTCGGATGCTTTGGCTCAGCAAGCTACGGAAATTGCGATTGAACGGGCCAAAATGGAGCTGCAGCATTTACAGTTTGTCATGCAAATGAGTAAAGGCGTGCAGGAATTTTTGCTGGGCTCTGCACTGCAGTATGCTAATACTATTGCAAACCTCAATGGGCAGGCACTGCAATATTCCAAAGAATTTGCAACATTGGCCGCTGAGTCTTATAACCAGACCTTAGAGCGGGCCAAATTGTTTTTGGAAGTTTATAAGACGGAAGCTGCGGTATATGAGACTGAACTTAAAGCGTCGCTAGCGCAGATTGATATTTATAAGCTGGAGTTGGAGGCCGAAAAACTGAAAGTTGAGGTGGATGCAAATCGCGTTAAGTTGTATAGCGAGTTAGTCGCCACGGAAACGCAGAAGGTCACTCAGTATGTCGCCCGTATTGACGCGGTGGCGAAACGTGCGGAGTTTGAGAAGCTTCAGTTGGAGTTGTTTAAGTCTCAGGTGGAGGCTTATATTGCTACGACTCAGGCTAAAGAAATCGAGTATAAGATTTACGTTGCCGCGTTAAACGGGGATAAGACCAAGCTTGAAGCGGAATTATCTAAATTAGAGGTCGTTGATAAAGAACTGAACATCTATAAGGCTAATTTAGAAGCTAAGGAATTAGAGAGTCGGCTTTATACGGCGGCGATCAATGGCGATAAGGCGAAGTTGGAGGGCGAGTTAGCGAAACTGAAAGTTTCTGAGGTTGAGGTTGAGTTGTACAAGGCTATTCTGGCCGGTAAAGATTCGGCAACTCAGTTATTCCGCGCTGCTATTGAGTTGGATAAAGCTAAGCTGGAGGGCGAGGTCGCTAAGTTAGAAGTTTATGGTAAAGAGGTAGACGCTCATAAGCTGCTGCTTCAATCCAAAGAACTGGAACTTAAAATTTATAACGCCGCTTTAGAGGGTGACGCCACTCGATTGAAGGGCGAGGTTACTAAGCTTGAAGCGCATAACGCCGAGTTAGAAGCGATTAAAACTCAGTCTGGGGTGGAAGTCGCTATATCTAAGCACGACATTGAGTTTAATAGATCTTTGATTGAGGCGTACCAAGCCGATCTTGAAGCGTATAAAACCGAGGTTGGTGCGGAAAGCACTCGGTTTAAAGGGGTTGTAGATGAGTACAAGGCTCGATTGACGGGGTATTTAGAGAAGAATAAAACAGAAATTTTGCGCTTTGAGGCAGAAATGAAAAAAATCAAAGAGCAAATTGAAGATCGGCGCTTTGATACGGATCAGGTGAACACGGTTAAAGCTAAATCCGCTGATTTTAATATCCAACAGAAACGATTTCAGGCAGAGTCTCTCACGAATATCGGTAATATTTACGGGTCCATGGCCGCTGCTGCATTGAGCTCAACTAATACGATGGTATCTCAGATAGACGAGGGAGGCTAAGATGACACTAATAGCATCATTCGATAAGAATAATAATTCTATATCTAGTTTAAAGGGTATAGATCCACCGAATTATACCCACAACAGTATTACTTCGGGGGCGTCTAGAAATAATGTCGCACCCAGTCAAGATTCTCTGGCTAAAGTGGGTATGCAGCCGAAACGGAATACATTCGATGGAAGTTACAATGTCCCTAAAGGAGGCGTACTGCCGTCGTTTAATACGAAGAATTATATCTCGTCACTACGGGCTGACACTGCGGTCAAAGTGGGTGATGCCTATCGACGCGGGGATATTACTTCGGATGAGGCGTCTAGGCTGATGCCTCAAGCGGCTGCTGGGGCTGGAGATATAAGTATGTTGCCAGCACCACCAGCGCCTGTGGCTAGACCGCCTATGCGGGTGGACGGGCTAACCGCCCTTGATGCGTATAAACAAACTCAATCGAATTTACCGAAGCGCCCCATTAGACGATCCTCCGGATCTACCCCTCTCGATGCTGCGTTATCTCCGACTATTCCTACAACCGACACCGGAAGTACTTCGTTGGATATACTACTAGACCCGAATAAATAGGATCTTTATGGCGGGCTTAACTTTCTTGGAGGTTTGTGATGGCTATTAGGCAAGCGTACCCGTTTTTACCTGAAGCAGCCGATGAAATGCGGCGCGTTTCTATACCAATACCGGCGTCAGACTCGGCGATGACTAATGTGAATCGCACTGGAAATGGGGGGCAATTTAGAATGGATAATGATCTTATAGATCATTATAAGCGGGTACAGGAGCATGGTAATTACCCTCTATCTAAAAGTACAAAAAATCTTAACCCAAATGGGGGTAGTCCTGTAATGGATGTACTACGTAAAGGGCGAAACTCCGCAGTCGATTATTTAGCATCGACGGGTATTCCTGCGGCTGTTGACTACGTGAGTAGAGAGGTCATAGAGCCGTCTGCTAATAGGGATAAATTAATTAAGGCGCAGCGTAAAGGGTCTATGGCGGATTTTGCTAATCCTATCAAAGACCTATGGAAGCCGGTAACCGACTTTTCGCGTAAAAGATGGGAGCCGTTCAGAAAAGATGTAGCCGATTATGGGTTACTCGCCCCTTTTATAGCTCCGGCGAGGGCAAGTGAACATATTATTAACGACGCTGTAACCACTGGTAAAAATATGTTTGGCGGGCTAACCACCATCGATACTGAATTAAAGCAACTAGCTGGAGGTTCTGGTGAATCCGCAAAAGCGTCTGGAGTAACCGACGCGCAAAAACAAGCGCCACCTAAAGGTAAAGCGTATGTGCCCCCTAAGTCTGCTCCAGCGGCACAACCCAGCGAATACTTTGATAAAGGCGGTGTATCTTATAGAGCATTCCCTAACGCGAAGGCCTTAGATAAGCGCGTTGAGTTTGGTAATGGTAACTACATTGCATCCGAGCATTTAACCCCTGAGAAGGCGGCCCGTATGGCACAGCATCTGCGGGAGGGGTCGCCTACTGGGCCTAAAGATCCCGTGTATCCTACGTATCAGCCGCCGGTGTACCAACAAGCTGCGCCACAAGGTTTGACGATGCAGGATATGTTGGACATGATGCCGGAGCAGCGGGGTGATTTGACTCGTGCGGAAAACGCTCGTATTCGTAGACAGCAGAATATCATGATGAAGCTGTTTGCGAACCAGCCTAACCCTGCTCAGGGTAAGGCGGCTGATCCGTTGGGGGCTTATAAGAAACAGCTAGAAGTTATGAACCTGCAGCAGCAGATGGGTATTAATGCGGATACGGCCAGACGGAACGCGATTAAAGATCATAATGAAGTTGCTAAGTATAAGAACCGATATGCACAGGACACTCAAAAGAATCGTCAGGCTGCATTCAAATCGAACCTTGATTTAGCTAAAGCCATTTACGGCGATGACCTTGCAACGGCTTTTGTTAAGTCTGTCGGGCGCGGCGATAAGCTCCTAAAAGATAGAGGGTTCCCGGTTCGTGCTGCGGACATGGATGCGGATCAGTTTAACGCACTGATGCAGTTGTTCGCCCCAGAATATCAAGCGGTTAAGGAATCGAATACACCTTGGATCGGCTATGCCGACCCGATAACTACTGAACAACTAGATAATATATGGACTAGGATGTTCTCTAAAAAGGCTAATCCCGCCGTACAATAGGTTGTATAGTCCAATAGATCAACGCGGCTATAATCGCTGTTATTATCCATAGTTTTAACCCGGCTGATGCCGTTACCACAACAACCGGAGCACTAATCAGTGCTCTGGTTGTCCAGTGCATATTCTTCATACTCACCCCCAAATAGCTAGACCTTACCACAGGTTCACTATCCACGGCAACATGATATAATCCTAGCAACTCATTATAATTACTAGGTTATGCTATGGCTGGTCTCACAAGTCCTTATCAAGCCCCATCCATCTGGGAATCTGACGAAGATATCCAGTACGCACCCAATCGTTTCATCCATGATGGCGATACGCTTGTAGATACCGCTACGGGGCAACGAGTGCGGGTCGGTGGAATCCAAGCCCCCGAGATGTACAACCCTCACAAGAATACACCACGCGAAGTGGGTGGACGTGAAGCAACTGCCGCCTTAGCCGATTACGTTACCCAACACGGGTACAATCCTACGTTCTCTGGGCAAGACAAGTACGGTCGGGATGTTTTAACTGATCCCGATCTGTCCGCATACATGGTCGCCAACGAATACGCATCACCCATGACCGGGTTCGATAACCTGAATCCTCAGTTCAAAGACCGAATAACGCAGGCAAATACCGAAGTACAGTTACGCAATCTTGCGGATACGTCTTATGGATATAACCCCTACGGCGGATCACCATACGATGTTCTCCCGGCCCCTTACCACAGAGACCCGAGCACGGGCGTCATGCTGACTCGTGCGATCAAGCGTGGCACCGACCAACTCCAAGGCGGCTTGTACGGAGCGGCGCATACTGCGGCCAGAGCACTTGGCGCTGACGGCTTAGCACAATGGGCGGAGACCGGAGTACAGCGTAACGAAGCCGAAGCAGCTATGAACCCAGCACGATATACTTCGTACAAAGACGTTAAGGGCGTCGGAGACTGGATACCGTTCGCAGCTGAGAAGGCCGTTGAGTCATTGCCGCAGATGCTGCCGTACGCGGTTGGTGGTCTTGCCGGTGTAGTTGGTAAGACGGCTCTGGGTAAGCTTGGGTTTGAAGTATCCAAGACCGCAGCTGCTCGGACTGGCGCGATGGCGCTAGGAACTCCGGGTCACATGGGTGAGATCGAGAACGAACAGATGCAACTGGCTGCGGATCGGCAAGCCAGTCCACTCGAAGTGATGGCCGCCGGTGTTGTACGTGCGGGTCTGGATGTATTCGGGATGGAGAAAGCACTGGGTAACGTGCTGGGTGAGACTGCGTCCAAGTCTGCGATGGATATCGCTAAGAACGTATTGAAAGGTATCGGTGCGGGGGCGTTGGCTGAAGCACCAACCGAAGCAGCACAAGAGGCGATCGCTATTGGGCTGCGTTCAGTACATGATCCTGAGTACGATCCGTTTGGTACCGATGCTATAGAGCGATTGAAAGAATCGTTCATCGCAGGTGGTGCCGCAGGAGGGTTCACTACGGGCATCGGACGAGGTGCGAAGGCTGTGCTGGATTACTCTGGGGAGAAGATGGCTTCGAATGAAGCTGATAAGCCAGCGGTGAATACTCAGCAGAGTACTACGACGGCAGATACTCAGCAGAACGCTACTGAAACCGATCCAGCAATGCAAGATTTGATTCGGCGTGCGCAGGAGTTTGAGGATCAGCAGTCTAGTGATCCAGAAATAGGGCCGGATTCTCGGGTGTTTTCCGCTGATCAGGAAGAGGCCATCTCAAATATCCTGAACCCTACTTATGGGGATAACCCTACTTCCGAAGACACTGCGCGGGCTGTTACCCTCATCAAAGAGTTGTACCGAGCTTTGGGGGGTACTAAGGAAGAACTGATGGATCGCTTGCAGGTGAACGGATACTTCTTGACTGATGCGGTTAAAGAGGCGCTTGGATGGAAAAAGGCCGCCACGAATACAGAGTCTGGGTATTCTGACGATCAGATCAACTGGTTACGTGGTCGCACTACGGAGGCGAACTACTGGCAAGATACTAGGGGCGAGATTGATTCGGACATCAATGCTAACACGACAAATATTCTACGCGAGAAAAATCTGAATCCTAACCTACAGGCGGAAGGGAAAGTGGTCGAGGCCCTCAAACGCATGCGGGAAACTAAATCACCGCAAGAGGTGCTCGATCTTCTGATGGCGCATGATATCAAGCCTAATGATGCGATACTTGAGGCGGCTGGACTTAAACCGAAGGTCACTAATGTAGAAGGGGCGGGCTTGGATCAAGCAGGTATGGATACGGAGATTCCATCTAACTTAGATCAAGCAGACATGGATACGGAGATTCCATCTAACTTAGATCAAGCAGGTATGGATACGGAGATTCCATCTAACTTAGATCAAGCAGGTATGGATACGGAGATTCCATCTAACTTAGATCAAGCAGGTATGGATACGGAGATTCCATCTAACTTAGATCAAGCAGGTATGGATACGGAGATTCCATCTAACTTGGATCAAGTGGGCGGTACAGGTGGAGCGAAGCTCAATATTAAGAATTTAGCTTTGGCGGCGAAGGATTCAAGTGAGGAGGCTACTCCGCCTGTAACTACGTTATCCGAACGCTTAAGTACAACTTTAGCTAAGGCCTCCTCCGCAGCACAACAGTATGTAAAGAAAGACATTGAGAAAGCCAAGCGTGCAAATAAGCTAATTGCGTTTAGTAACGTAGAATCTTCTACGTCACGTTACGCAGAAGCGGCAGGCGATATGGCTAACACAGGTGAATATGAAGCGACCGATAGTGTAATGGTTAGCGTTAACGGCGCTCGTAAAGGAGCTACTCCGTTTGCTAAGAACACTCCGTTACATGAGGAATTAGATAAAGCCATTACTGCTGGGGCTACTATCTTAACGGATGATGCTGCTAACCGCAATCGAGCGCATAACGTAGGGGAGCGGGCATTAGCTACGCATCTTAAAGGTAAAGGGTATGCGGAGACGGAAGCGGGGGTTTGGACTCCGAATCAAAACCAGTCTAAAACCTCTGCACTTGGGGATAAGGCCCGCGAAGTGTACGGCGAAGTATCGAGTGGAGATGCTTCTACAACACTCGACCCAAATCAATTATCTAAGTCTATAGCCGAAGCCTTTGGTATTGAGGTCGAAACACTAAAAGAAGGCGACCCAGAAACCGTAAAAATGGGTAAAGCTGAGGGGCAACGCGGAGCTATCTCTTGGTATGACCCGGCCAATAAGAAAGTTCATTTCACTAAAAAATTATATGGCCACCTTCGTAGCAAAGATCCTATAGTAAAAGGTTTAGGCTTAGAAACTGTAGCCCATGAGATGGGGCATGCCGCTATTTATCAGTTTTTGCATGAAGGTAAGATCACACAAGCTACAGCTAAAAAGCTCAAGATCGACTACGATGCTTATCTGACTGATGTGAAGGGTAAAACACCATCCGAACAGATGGCCGCTAGAAGTACGATTCTTCGCGGGCTCAAACGGCTAACGGCGGGGGATGAACGTGCAGCGAAGAAGGGTGATTACATCCTGAGTTTTGATGAATGGCTTGCTGATGAGGCTGCCAAGTATCTGTTACAACCCGATGTTATTACTAAATGGACTCCAGAAACTCAATCCTTTATTCGTAAACTTGCCGGATACCTACAGAAGTTAATTAAAGAATTTATGGGTGTGTACCGCATGGAAGGCGAGGGTATTAAGGCCTTCTTTGCCGAACTAGAGAGTGCTCGTGCTCAGAGTGAAGCGAATTCTAAGGTAAGCAGCACCTCTTTCGAGTCAACTCTCCCTCCTTGGGAGGCTGAAAATTTTGCCGGTAGTTTAGGTGATTTAGGTGCCGGTATCACGCCGCCTAGCAATCCTAATGATGGGTTAGTTGGCTCGACTAACGACACTGTAAAGCCTAAGGCTAAAGTAAGCAACAAACTCTCAGACACAACCGAAGTCCTTAATGCGACGCAGGCGTCTGAAGTGGATAAAGATGATGTTTATGGTAACGCTGACCAAGAGGTCGATAAACAGTTTACCGTCCAAGATCCGTATAAATATTCTTCCAGTCCTGTGAAATCTCTGAAAGACCTAGAGTTAGTCAAAGGGTATATGGAGGATTATAGTAAGAAACTGTTTGATACGTTACGGGCGGAACTTAAAGGGCGTAAGGATACTAACCGTGCTTTAGGGGATGAGCAGGAGCAACTAGATTTATTAAGTGGTGAATTCGTTGTTGCTAGATATTACCCTTCCAAAGACTCATTAACTCAGGCGTGGGGTTACTTCCCTAAAAGTGCGGTGGTTAATGGTGTAGTAGATACGGTATTCGCGGAGAATTTCCATAACAGTCTAGACTCATATTACACGATCACTGCCGAAAAACGTAGAGATGGCGAAGTTTATTACGCTATGGAATCCCATCAGAGGGAGGCTTCCAGTCAGCAAGGTATTACAGACGCGAGCATTAGGGCTCGTATAGAAGACGCCATAAAACGAGTTAATGATAAATCTCGGACTCGCCCAGCGGAAGAAGCTGTATTCTCGATCAACGACCCAGAAGGTAAACCTGTAAAGGTCGCTGCAACGGCCATAACCGCATTAGGTAAGGCTATCAACGGGTACACAGCGAACCTTATGAAAGTCGAAGAAGCGCAACGAATGTTTTCAGACGGCGTAACTGAGATGATGTCTCGATTTGGCTACACCCCTATAGAAGGGGGCATTCCGAATAACTTGATTATATACAACCGTAAGGCGAAAGCAGGTGGGCCGATTCGGTTGAACACGAAACCGGAAGCTAAGGTCGAGAAAACCTATACTGAAGTTGATGAGAATGGTAATGCTATTGATGATGGGGGAGACGCTGTTTATTTAATGGATGAAAACGGGGATTTGTTTGATCCGGAGACGATGCAACGAGTAACATTCACGGATGCGAAGACTGGTGAGGTACAGAGATTTGCTGAGGAATCTGCTAAGCGTGATACGTCTGTGCCCTATCTACCGCGGAAGAAGGAATCGACTAAACCTAAAGACCGCTTTTACGCCCGCGATAAGAACTTAGCCTCGATCGAAAAGCTCTTTAATTCAATCGTTGAGAGTTTAGGTATAAAGATCCCGTTCGCAATTTCACACGATTATAAAGCAGTTAGAGCGCAGTTAGAGCGCGAACTTAAGAACTCTAAGCTCACAGAGGCACAACGCGGAGCTATACAGTCGGCGCTACGGTCTATGGAAGGCGGAAAGCAGGCGGTTATTATCTATAATGACTGGTATAAGGATGCGAAGAAACGTAAACCGATGATTTTCGTACCGATCACTGAGGGTATGAACGCAGTGGATCAAGCGTATGCCGTAGCGCATGAGATCGGGCATTTAATCAAACGCTATCGTGTGGATGAAATCATAGAACGAGCCCGTAAGGGGGATGTTAAGGCCAAGCAGGTGATCATGTTCCTGTTCCCGGATAACAATATGCGGAATGCTATGCTCAATAAGAGCAATGTGGAATGGAGGTCATCATCTGCATCGATGGTTGCGGATGAAGTGTTTGCTGCAAACTTTGCACGGTGGGTAACCGAGCGTAGATCACAGTCCCCAGAAGCGGAGTCGTTCCTGAAATCACTCTGGAATGAGCTGCTAGAGTTTTGGAATCAGCTGAAAGAGAAGCTGTTACCGAATGCGATGGCTCCTATGACTAAGAGCAAAGCGCAAGGTGGCTTGGGTTACTCTAAAGAACGTGCTGCGAAGGAGGCTGAAAAGCATTACGAGCGGTTGGGTCGATTCCTATCATCTTTGACTACGGGCAAAGCACTAGATACTGCGCCGTTGGTTAAGACCTCAATGGATCTACAAGCGGGGTCAAAACCCTTGCAAGAACTGGAGGCTAAGCTTAAAGAGGCTAAAGCTAAGCTGGCCAGTATCAAGGATGAGCAGGGCATCGCGATTATTAAAGCCCGTATTGCGAAAATGGAAAGTGAGCTGCTTGAAGGGGATACATTACCCACATACGGAGAACTAAGCGCTAAGGAGTGGGAGATATTAACCCGGCTCGAGAAAGCTCGTATTGAGCTCGGTAAAAAGTTCTCTAAGAAAGCCGAGGCTAAGGTTAAGAAGATTGAAGCTGAGCTGGTTTGGCACCGGGAAAATAATCTGCGGGCTCGTATGGCTAAAAATATCGAGCTTGCTAAGCGAGATTTACAGGCCATGTTACGTAAGTCTAAAGCTGAGGAAGAGCGTGCACAACTACGCGACATGATCAGTGTTATGGAAGCACAGCGACTTGATTTGGTTCAATCGCTTATACCTAAAGAGGTGGCTTTACGTTACGTCAGTCTGGGTGATCTACTATCCTACGCGGGAACAGTCCCGTACTTAGACCCTAAACTTGGCCCTTCGTCTCAGCGTTTAGATGGCGAGCAGATGTATCAAGGGGCTAAGAGCTACGCTAAAGCAGTAGGCGCTAAGGTGCAAGGCGGTAAATACTCCGGCCCTGCGCTCAGTGGGTTGTCTGCGTTCGTCAAGGATCTGGATGTGTTCTCTCCGGTTATACGATCTATACGCTCAGAGCTGTATGCGATGGATTCATCTACATCGAAGCTGATCGCTGATGTGTTTGACACTACGCCGGGTAAGGATATGCATGCAGGTGGTACGATACACTCACAGGTGATGGTGGAAGAAGGGCGCTGGCTCCCTCAACTGGCGGCTGTACTGGATAAGCTGCCTAAACCGTCGGGTAAATGGTTTCGTGATGCCGATCTGCAGGGTAAGGATGCAGACCAGATGGCGTTGTTTAAAGAAATCGGGGAGCATTTGAATAAGAGCACGAAGTTATCGTACATTCAGAACCCCGAAGTACGCCAACATGTTAAAGCCGTTCGCGATTTCCTACAGACGTTTATGTTTGGTAAAGGCGGTATGAACGCCAAGTATAATTTGAATGTTAAGGAGCGCGAGAACTACTTTACGGGTGTACTTAACCTTGAAAAGTGGCGGGCTAGTCAAGCTGAGGTCATTCAGATACTGCAAGACGTGGCCGGTATGAGCGGACAACAAGCGGCTCACCTCTGGGCGGAGGTCTCTAAACTGAACGATGGTGCGTTGCTGGATGTTAACCCTGCGATGCTGGATAGTGTGTTGGCTCCGAACCTGAG